CTTTCGGGCCGTGAGGGCCCGTCATCCTATGACCCGTTGTTGCGCGCCCAGGAGCGCCACTCGACCACGTGCGCGCCGAAAAACTCCCTGATCTTGTACTTCCGCAGGTCACGATCGAAGTCGTACTCGTCCTCGAGATAGGGCCCCTGTTCGTCGCGCAGGTAGCCCCATACCGCCGTGTCCATGACCGCCGGGTCCGCGCAGGCGTACCACATCGCGGTCGAGGACGTATCCAGGATCGGCTCGTAGATGCGCGTGAAGGCGCGGTAGTCCTGGATGACCGCGTTCGCCGCGTCGGTCGGGACGTAGTTCGGCGAGAGCAGTGGTTCGATGACGGACTTCAGCGCGACCGGGGCGAGCAGGAAGCGCGGGGGCACTCCCACGACCTCCTCGCCGCCGAGGCCGCGCTGGGTCATCATGAGTTTTTCCAGCTCCGCGATCCGGGCCGCGGTCGGGGCTCCCCCGCTCGAACCGATGTTCGAGTGAGAGGCGTTGAACAGGGCCACGCCATCGCCCATCAACTGGTTGCCCGTGATGAGCGCCCAGAAGATGGCGTTCTCCTTGCGCCGTGTCGCGAGCGCCTGCTGGGCCGGGACGCGGAGAAAGGCCCCGAGGTCATCGTTGATCAGGGTCTCGATCGTGCAAACGAACATGTGGCCATACTTCATCGCGCACCACTGTTCGCGGCTCTCCCCGATCGTGATCGACTGGTACTCGCCGCCCTCGGGGATGGGCTTGAGCGCGGTGAATTCGCCGAGTTGGACGATGCTCGCGGTCTTGAGGTCGGTCAGGTCGGACCTCCGGCTGACCTGGAGGTACGACGGGGCCGCCGCGTCGTAGGCGTCGCGCAGGGATTTGTTCGCGACGTTCGCGAGGATGAATGGGAAATCGCTGGTCGAGTGCGCGCCCGCGCGGATCCGTAGGGCCTTGCCCGCGATCTCGCGTCTGCTCATGCCCTCGGTTTTTTGCCCGTTCAGTTCCAGGCTGCGCCTGCACAGGTCGATCGCGGTGTATCCCCGGAATCGCGCGCCGTTTTCGGTCAGCGCGATCTCGGGCCGGGCCACGTGCATCAGCAGGTCGGACATGCCCCGGATCACGATGTCGCCCTCGTCGCGGGTCACTGATGCCGAGTGTGCGCCCTGGATGACGGCGGCGTCGGAACGCTTCGCCAGCTCGTCCAGGATCAACTTGCGAGCGAGGATCTCGTCCGCGGCCTGCTCGATCAGGGCCTGCGCGAGCGAATCGCAGCCATGGCGCTTGCAGAGGGCGGTGATGGCCGCGATGCGGGCGCGCTCGGCGACCCGGGCTTCCTCGCGGGCGGCGTCGAGGGCCGTGGGATCCACCGCGGGCGAGGTGGGCTGATCGGTCTGGATCTGCTGGTCGGACATGGTCATTCCTCCCCGCGGCGCGAGGCCGCGAAAGTGCGCGTCGGGGTCCGCTCCCATCGGGACAGCGGATATCTCGTAGGGCTCCCAGTCCACCGCGCGGCGGAGTTCGATCCCGTCTTCCTGCTTTATGCGCTCCTCGCGGTGAACCATGAAGCCGACGGAGACGTTCTGGATGATGCCGCTCGCGATCTTGTTCACGATCGGGGCGTCCTCGGGCTGATCGGACAGACGAATGGTGGCGATGCCCTTACCGTCCTCGATGCGGGCCGATCCGGCCTCGACTACCCCGATCACGGACTGGAGGCGGTATCCCTCGTGGGCCGCGAGGAAGGGGGCGCCCGAATTCAGCCGATCGAGGCGGACGGCTCCGGGGGCAAGGTCAAGTTCCTCGTCGTAGGTCCCGCCCCATCCCTCCCGGGCGGTGCGATGGATACGGGCGCCGGTGGTCCAGATGACATCGACGGTCCGGGCGTCGGCATTCCAGGTCGTGGGCTGCAATGAAGCGGAACGTGACCACATCCGAGGGATTTCGCTTTTGCCATCCGGGGGCATCGCTCCTCCATGGTCAATGATAGGCGGTCCCGCAAAATATCTATCTTGTCACGGTCTCGGTCTGTTTCTGGCCCGATTTCGCGGTCTGGGCCGGGTCGGAGTCGAGCACGACCCCGCTTGCCTCACGGGCCTCGTGGTCCTCGCGGATCTCCTCATCAAGACGATCGGGGTCAGTGCCCTTGCCGACCACGATCTCGCGGCGGGAGCGGGTCCCGATTCGCATTTCCAGCTCGTCGGACTTTGCCTCGGTCTCGCGGTCCACCTCGACGATCGCGGGCTCCGTCCATTCGACGGGGATATCCCCGGGGATCGAGGGATCGGCCAGGGCCGCGGCCTCGGAAAACCATCGCCAGATCGGATCGCAGAGCAGGGGAATGACCACCTGCTGACGGAGGACCTGGGCGAGGAGTCGAAGCTCGTTGCGCCCGACCTTGATCGAGGAGAAGTTGACCTCGGCCAGGTCGGAGGTCAGGGCCTCGTAGGGGATATCGCAGCCCGCCGCGATCTCGTGCATGGATACACGGACGAACTCGCGCGTCCCGACGGACGGCGCGGGTTGGTTGAACTTCACGGTCTTCGACGGGCCGAGGTAGGCGATCATCCCCGGCTCGAACATCTCGATGGGATTGCCGCTCGCGTCGGTGGTCGTCGCGGGGGCGATACCATCGGCCTCCTCGCCGGACGGGATCTCGTCGGGATTGCTGCCCTCGACAAAGGCCGCGAGGCAGGACTCCATCTTTTTGCGCGTCCTCTCGGCATCGGTGTATCCAGCCAGATCGAAAAGAGGGAGCATGACGGCATGGAGCCAGGGGACACCACGGACCTGGCCCGGCCTCGTCTCCTGGTAGAGGTGCAGGACCTCGGACGCGGGGACGGACACGGACACGAAGGCATTCGAGACCGCGGCGATGCGCTCACCGGGGTGCTCGCGCCAGAGGTGGTACGCGGCGCGACGCCCGTAAGTGTCCATCTCGATACCGCCCAAGATCCGACGCCCGCCAGGAAGGGCCTGGTCGAGGGTGGTATCAAGGTAGTCGGCCTCGAGGATCTGGAGTTGCACGGGCACGGGGAGATTCCAGTCATTCGGGCGCCAGCGCCGACGGATGAGCACCTCGCCGGATTCCAGCCACGAGCGGACGGCGAGGGATTGCGCGGTGTAGATATTGCCCGCCGAATCGGGACGGCAGACGCGGGACCACGCGGACCACAGGGACGATATCCTGGTGTCGAGGATCTTGTTGCCGGTCTTGGGCCGGGGACGGATTCCGGCGCCGACCAGGTAAAGCGACAGGATCGAGAGCGCGCGGCGGGCGGTGGGGTTGTTGCGGGCCAGCTCGCGGGAGCGATGGCGGAGATACTCGGAGCTCGCGAGTATTTCGGTGGTAGCTGATGATCCGCCAGGGAGCCAGGTATTCACCCGGCGTCCGACCGAGGCGCCGTCATAGGCGCGGACACGGGGACGGAGACCATCGAGTACGCGGCGAGGCAGGTAACGGCGCCCGAGGTCAGCGGCGAGGTCGGCCAGCAGCGCGGCGCCCCTGTCGAGGTAGCCGGGCATCAGACCCCCTTGCGGTAGCCGGCCACCCCGGCGCGGCGCTGGCGCCCCGGGTTGAGGGAGCGGAGGATTTCGAGATAAAGATCTCGCAGTTCATCGAGTGGCTGATTCTGGACGGTCTTGTCGAGATGACGAACCACCGCCGCGCCACTCGTGATGACTTCTTTGATCGCCGCCGCGTCGGCATCTGTCCAGGCCATATAACCTCCCAGCCAAGGGTAGGATAGCAGACCACTCGATATCTCTATCTTGTCACGGGTAACCCACTCTCACGGCGTCAGGCGTTAAAAAATGAGTCGAGCGCGGGCAATAATGTAACGATTGATTCTTTCAGCGAGATGAAGACCGGATCCAGCCCCTTGGTTTGCGTTGGAGCCAGGGGGTTCGGGATGGGTGACGGGCGGATGTACGGAAATAAGTGGGTTGAGTCAGAGGGGTTATTTCCGGTGTGGTCGAAGCCGGGGACGGCGCGGGGGAGGACGTGGGGGCGCGGGGGAGAAGATGGCCCTGGGCGAGCCAGGAAAGGAGTGCCGCGTAGGCGTAGACGCGGCAATCCAGGGCCTCGTTGCGGTGACCGGGCGGGCATTCCCAGACCCATATATCCCGTCCGGCGGTATGGCGCTTGATTTTGCGCTCGGCGGTGAGCTGCTGAAAGTAGGCGTCGGGGCGCCCCTCGGGGAAGTGGCAGTAGCCGGGGCCGGGTCGCTCAACCTGGAGGCGCGCGTAGATTGCGTCCTTGGCCGCGTGGGTGCCGACGATCCGGAAGGTGGCCCTGTACACGGTCGAGCGCTTCACCTTCCGGTCCCAGACCGGCGCGGCGCGGTTGGGTGAACCCTTGACCGCGTAGATCATTCGGCGCTCGCGGGTGCGGCAGTACTCGTAGACCTGCTGGGTGCGGTGACCGCCCATGTCGATGCAGCAGGCGCGGACTTGAAAAGAAGGTGGGTCGATCGAAGGATCCTTCCGAGTACCGGGGTAAGAGTTCGCGAGCAGGCAGTCGAGTTCCTGCCAGACGCCGGGATCCACGGGGTCACCCCGGATCACGATGTAGTCGAGGGACCAGGACTCGAAGTGCGCGCCCCAGCCGACGATCTCCACCTCCAGGCGGTCATCCTGGACATCGACGCCGGCGGTGACGACGTGTACCCCCTCGGGCACGGCATCCTTCCAGGCGGTGTCCGCGTGCTCGGCGCGGGAGGCGATCCCCATCGGGTCCACGCCCTCTCCCGGGGTGTCCGCCCAGGTCTCGCCGAGACGGGTCATGACAAAGGTCTTGAGTATCTCCACGTCCCCCTGGCCGGCCCGGGACGTGGCGCGGAACCACTCGCGGGCGAGGGCCTTCCACCCGGTTGCGCCACCCTCC